ATGTTTCTTCTGCGCTTAAAGAAGCGTATGATGGTGTAGCATTTGCGACCGATACTGGAATACTTACCCTTACAGAATTAGATGGGGGAACAGATACTGTTGATCTTGGAATTGGAACTGCTGATTCACCACAATTTGCTGGAGTAAAAATTTCTGGAAACGCTGTATTTGGAAATGGTTCAGATGATAAGCACAGCATTTCAGGAAGTTTACACGTTACTGGAAGTGTACATACATCTCAACAAACAATTGCCGCTACAACTACGACGGCTATAGATTTTACAGATTCAAATAATTTTAAAGTTACCCTAGGAACTGGTACTACATTGAGTTCCAGTAATGAATCATACGCAGTAGGTTCTACTGGAGTTATTGTGTTAGTTCAAGATGGTAGTGGAGGCCATTCAGTTGCTTTACCTGGAACATGGAAAACTCCAAAAGGTCAAGCAATTTCTTTTGATACTGGTGCCAATGATATTAATATAATATCTTACTATATAATAGATGCGTCTACTGTGGCAATAAACTACATGGGTGACTTCTCGTAATGAGAAGAGGTGATGGATAATGCCAGGTGGATTCGGATTTTTTAAGAAGTATCAATGGAATACAACTGTAAGTACAAGTAAGTCCACAACTACGACTTATAATACTACTACAACCTTTAATACTACTACAACATTCCAAACTAGTAAAAATACTACGACTACTTGGAATACGTCTAAAAATACAACTACCACACTTTCGACAAATAAAAATACAACTACTACTTGGGCAACAACGAATAGTACTACTACAACATATACTACTACGTGGAATACAAGCTTAAGTACAGAAACTACAAGATCTACAAATACAACTACTACGTATACTACAACTTGGGAAACTACAGTAGCTACGTCTACAAGTAAAAGTACAAACACAACTACTCAATATACTACTACTTGGAATACGTCATCTTCAACACAAACAACTAAAACTACTACTACACAATACACTACGTATTTCCCAACTTCTCGTCAAACCAGCAAATCTACAGTTACTGAATATACTACTACGTGGGAAACCAGTAAAAATACATCCACAAGTAAAAGTACAAATACAACTACTACATATACTACTACTTGGGAAACTACGTTAGCTACAAATACTACTAGATCTACAAATACTACAACTCAATATACTACAACTTGGGAAACTAGCAAAAATACATCCACTAGTAGATCTACAAATACCGTAACTACATACACAACTACTTGGTCAACAAGTAAAAATACGTCTACAACTAGATCTACAAATACAGTAACAACATATACAACCACATGGGAAACCAGTAAAAATACTTCTACAAGTAAGTCAACAAATACTGAATATACCACTACGTGGGAAACAACTTTATCTACTGCAACAAATAGAACTACTACAACTCAATATACTACAACTTGGGAAACTACATTAGCTACATCCACAAGTAGATCTACAACTACTCAGTATACTACATCTTGGGAAACTAGTATTGCCACTGCTACAACTAGAAGTACAAATACTGTCACACAATATACTACATCTTGGGAAACTAGTGTAGCTACAAATACAACTAGAGCCACAACTACTCAGTATACTACAACATGGGAAACTACTTTAGCTACATCCACAAGTAGATCTACAAATACAACTACTCAATATACTACTACATGGGCAACAAGTAAAAACACTGCAACTAGCAAAACAACCAATACGGTAACAACATATACTACTACATGGGAAACTAGTGTGGCAACTGCAACTAGTAGTATAACAAATAAGTCTACAACTACAACTTTTATGACTACTACTGTTTTTAATACAAGTAGTATTACGAATAGAACCACTTCTACTACAACTACGTTTGCAACAACTACAACATTTAATACTAGTAGTATTACGAATAAAACAACTACTACAACTTTTGATACAACCACAACGTTTGAAACAAGTAGTATAACAAATAAAACAACTACAACAACATTTAATACAACTTTAGCTACTGCAACAACTAGATCAACGACTACAACTTGGGAAACTAGCAAAAATACTTCTACAAGTAAGTCAACAAATACTGAGTATACAACTACATGGGAAACTACTTTAGCTACTGCAACTAGTAGAACAACTAATACGGTTACTCAATATACTACTACTTGGGCAACAAGTAAAAACACTGCAACTAGTAGAACAACAAATACGACTACGACTTATACTACTACTTGGGAAACAACTTTAGCTACTGCAACTAGTAGATCTACTAACACAGTTACCCAATATACTACTACATGGGCAACAAGTAAAAATACATCTACAAGTAAAACAACAAATACAACTACTACGTATACGACTACTTGGGAAACTAGCATAGCAACTGCAACAAGTAGAACAACAAATACAGTAACAACATATACTACTACATGGGAAACTACTTTAGCTACTGCAACTAGTAGAACAACTAATACACAATATACTACGTATTTCCCAACATCTCGTATAACTAGCAAAAATACTAATACTGAATACACCACTACATGGCAAACTTCTCGTACAACAAATCATGCTACGACAACAACCTTTGAAACTAGTAAAAATACATCAACAAGTAGAAGTACAAATACGCAATACACTACTACTTGGGAAACTACTTTAGCTACAAATACTACTAGAACAACAAATACAACTACTACGTACACAACTAGTTGGAATACAAGTAAAACTACTTCAACAAGTAGAACAACTGTTACTCAATATACAACTACATGGGAAACTACTTTAGCTACTGCAACTAGTAGAACAACAAATACTACTACGACTTATACAACTACTTGGTCGACAAGTAAAAATACATCCACTAGTAGATCGACAAATACTCAATATACTTCTACTTGGAATACAACATTGTCTACTGCAACAAGTAGAACAACAACTACTACATGGGAAACAAGTAAAAGTACATCTACAAGCAGATCTACTACAACACAATATACCACTACTTGGGAAACTAGTATAGCAACTGCAACAAGTAGAACAACAAATACCGTAACTACGTATACGACCACTTGGGAAACTAGTGTATCAACTGCAACTAATAGATCTACAAATACGACCACGACCTATACAACTAGTTGGAATACAACATTGTCTACTTCAACAAATAGAAATACAACCACTACGTATACTACTTCTTGGCAAACTTCTAGAGCTACTAGTAGTATTACAAATAAATCTACATCTACAAGTCGAAATACACTAGAAAGTAGAAATACAACTACAGAATATACATCTTATTGGCAGACATCGAGTATTACAAATAAATCTACATCTACAAGTAAAAATACAGCTACAAATAGATCTACAAATACAACTACTACGTATACGACCACTTGGGAAACTAGTGTATCAACTGCAACTAGCAGATCTACAAATACTGTGACTACGTATACTAGTACTTGGTCAACAAGTAAAAATACATCTACAAGTAGAAGTACTGATACAGTCTATGTAACTTCTTGGCAAACATCACGCGTAACAAGTCATTCCACAGCTACAAGTAGGAGTACCTCAACAAGTAGAAGTACAAATACTCAATATACTACTACTTGGGCAACAACATTGTCTACTGCAACTAGTAGATCTACTACAACTCAATATACTACTACATGGGAAACCAGTTTAGCTACTGCAACTAGTAGAACAACAAATACGACTACGACTTATACTACTACTTGGGAAACTAGTGTATCAACTTCAACTAGTAGATCTACAAATACTGTGACAACATATACTACTACATGGGCAACAAGTAATAACACTGCAACTAGCAGATCTACAAATACAGTAACAACATATACTACAACTTGGGAAACTAGTTTGGCTACTGCAACTAGTAGATCTACTAACACAGTTACTCAATATACTACTACTTGGGCAACAACATTGTCTACTGCAACTAGTAGATCTACTAACACAGTTACTCAATATACGACCACTTGGCAAACTTCTAGAAATACAGCTACAAGTAGATCTACAAATACAGAATATACATCTTATTGGAATACATCTAGAAATACGTATCAAAGTACAAGTAGATCGACAAATACAGAATATACAACTGCTTGGAATACAAGTAAAAACACTGGTACTAGTATATCTACATCACATAATACTAGTACAACATATACTACATATTATACTACATCTTATACATCTTATTGGAATACATCTAGAGGGACAAGTAAAAATACATCTACTACGTATACTACTACATATAAAACTAGTTTTAATACTTCTAGACAGACAAGTCGTACATCTTATTTTAATACGAGTACTTCTAGAAATACAATAACATACTATTCTACAACGTATACAACTCAGTGGCAAACTTCTTGTTTTGGAATAGATCAAAATATTTTAATGGCAGATGGAAGTTCTAAGAGAATTGGAGATTTAACAATATTTTCCCCAGTTGAACACGTTGAAACTACATCTGGTAGTAATATTTGGGTTGGTGTAACAGATACTGGACATTATATGGCTTCAGGATCAAATGATTGGATTTGTGATATAGACGATCCAGATCATCACATGTATGAATATAATGGTGTTACTATGCAAATTCCAATTTATGTAACTGGAAGTTTTTCAGATGTTAAGTCCATGAATATGGATGATTTACCAACTACTGGATCTGTAGCAGATGATTTTGATCATTATAAAGATTGGACTGCTAACACATCTCAAACATTTAACACTGAAACTTCACGTCTAAAAGGATATGTAGACGGTACCGATAATGTATATCACCAATTAACATTCGGAAATGGAAGTGTAATTAAAGTAACCAAAGAGCATCCGATATTTGTTAAGCAAGCTAGCAGTGGAGTATATAAGTTTATTAAAGTAGAAGATCTAACCACTAATGATAAGGCTATGGGAGTAGATAAGTCTTTAATTGATATAACCGCTATAGAAATTATTAACGGAACTTTAGAAACTAGAGATCTAAACGTTGAAGAGTACGATGTTTTCTTTGTTGATGGAGTGTTATTTCATAATGGACCATTCTGTTTTATGCCAGAACAATTAATTTCCATGGCAGATGGAGACCTTAAAGAGATTCAATATGTAGACGTTGGGGAAATGGTTCTTACATACGATCAAGAAACTAATACCATTAAAGAAAGTGAAGTTTGTGAAATAATGGAAAAAGATCATAGTGATGTGTATGAAATAGAATTAGATAATGGTAAAATTATAAAACCAACTGGAAATCATCCAATATTAATTGATGAAAAAGGTTGGTCTACTGTTGATGGATATTCTCCAAATCATGGTGATGGAGATGGAACAATAGAAGAAGGAGATTTTGTATTTGATGTTTCTTCTGGTGAAAACGTAAAGGTAAAAATTAATAGAATAACCCACATTCCTGGAACATATACAACGTATAATTTTGTTGACATGGAATATAAGACTATAATTGCCGATGGTATTATAAGTCATAATTCAGGTGGTAAGTAGAATGCCTTTTTATACTAATAGAAATACAAGTAGAAATACATCTAAGAATACTTCGACAGTATTCAGTACTGCTACATACAGAAGTACTACGTACACAACCACTTGGCAAACTTCTAAAAATACTTCTAAATCAACAAGTAAAAATACATCAACTGCGTATACAACCACTTGGCAAACTTCTAGAGGTACTTCGCATCAGACAAGTCGTAGTACAAGTAAAAATACTATTACTACGTATACATCTTATTGGAATACAAGTACTACATTCGCAACTTCCAGTGTTACAAATAAATCTACAACTACTACGTATACTACTGTGTGGAGTACTCAATGGCAAACATCAAGTGTAACTAATAAGAGTACAACTACTACATTTGCTACAAGTACAGCGTGGAATACAAGTAGTATAACGAATAGAACAACTTCTACAACTACTACTTTTAATACGACTACAACATTTAACACATCCAGTATTACAAACAAAACTACGTCTACAACAACTACATTTAATACTCTTACAAAATTTAATACATCTAGTATTACCAATAGAACGACAAGTACGACTACTACTTTTAATACAGGTACTACGTTTAATACTAGTAGCATTACAAACAGGACAACTTCTACAACTACAACGTTCAATACGACCACAGCATTCAATACATCTAGTATTACAAATAGAACCACGTCTACAACTACGACGTATAATACTCTTACAAAATTCAATACATCTAGCATTACAAACAAAACTACGACTACAACATTTAATACTACTACAACTTTTAATACGTCGAGTATTACAAATAGATCTACAACAACTACATTTGATACTACGACAACCTTTGCAACAACTACAGAGTATACATCTTATTGGCAAACTTCACGTACAACAAATCATTCTACTACAACTACGTTTGCAACAACCACAACATTTAATACAAGTAGTATTACGAATAGAACCACTTCTACTACAACTACGTTCAATACAACTACAGCGTTTAATACAAGTAGTATTACAAATAGAACAACTTCTACAACTACAACTTTTAATACAAATACAATATTCAATACTGTAACTCAATATACTACTTCTTGGCAAACTTCACGTGTAACTAGTAAAAGTACCAATACAGAGTATACAACTTCAACAGTATTTAATACGGTTACACAGTACACTACATCGTGGACTTCTTATTGGCAAACATCAAGTATAACTAATAAGTCAACCACTACAGTTTTTGATACAACTACAACATTCGTAACTTCTAGTATTACGAATAGAACCACGTCTACAACTACTACATTTAATACTACAACTGCTTTTAATACAAGTAGTATTACAAACAGGACAACTTCTACAACTACAACGTTTAATACGGTTACAGCTTTCAATACAAGTAGTATAACGAATAAGTCAACTACTACAACTTTTGATACAACTACAACATTTAATACGTCACAAGATACTACAACTACGTTTAATACTACAACTACGTTTAATACTAGTAGTATTACAAATAGATCTACTACAACTACATTTACTACCACTACAACTTTTAATACAAGCAGTATTACAAACAGAACTACGTCTACAACAACTACTTTTAATACTACAACAACATTTAACACAAGTAGTATTACAAATAGATCTACAACTACGACATTCGATACTACAACTACATTCGTAACTTCTAGTATAACAAACAGAACTACGTCCACTACAACTACGTTTGCAACAACCACAACTTTTAATACGTCGAGTATTACAAATAAATCTACAACTACTACGTTTGATACTACTACAACTTTTAATACTAGCAAATCTACTGATACTGTTTATACATCGTATTGGAATACATCTAGTATTACGAATAAGACTACGACTACAGAATATACAACTGGATTTGAAACAAGTAGTATAACAAATAAGACAACAACTACAACTTTTGATACAACTACTACTTTCAATACATCTAGCATTACAAATAGAACTACGTCTACAACTACTACATTTAATACTACAACTGCTTTTAATACGAGTAGCATTACAAATAAAACTACGTCCACTACAACTACGTTTGATACAACCACAACGTTTAATACTAGTAGTATAACCAATAGAACAACTTCTACTACCACAACGTTCAACACAACTACAACATTTAATACTAGTAGTATAACAAATAGAACCACTTCTACGACCACAACTTTTGATACAACTACTACTTTCAATACTAGTAGTATTACAAATAGAACTACATCGACAACAACTACTTTCAACACTACTACAACGTTTAATACGAGTAGCATTACAAATAAGTCTACGACTACTACATTCGATACAACCACAACGTTTAATACTTCTCAAAGTACAACTACTACTTTTAATACGACTACTACTTTTGAAACTAGCAAATCTACCAATACTCAGTATACTACTACATGGGAAACTACTTTAGCTACTGCAACAAGTAGAAATACTGTTACTACATATACGACTACTTGGGAGACAACAAAATCTACTGAAACTTCAAGAACTACAAACACAACTACTCAGTATACTACTACATGGGAAACTAGTTTAGCTACTGCAACAAGTAGATCTACAAATACAGAATATACTACTACATGGAATACAACTACTACATTTAATACAAGTAGTATTACTAATAGAACCACTTCTACGACTACTACATTCGATACAACTACAACGTTTAACACATCTAGTATAACAAATAGAACGACTTCTACTACAACTACATTTGATACAACTACAACTTTTAATACAAGTAGCATTACAAATAGGTCTACTACAACTACCTTTGAAACTACTACAACATTTACAACTAGTAGCATTACAAATAGAACTACGTCCACTACAACTACATTTAATACAACTACTACTTTTCAAACAAGTAGTATTACAAATAAATCTACAACTACGACATTCGATACTACGACAACATTTAATACATCTAGTATTACGAACAGAACTACTACTACAACATTTAATACGACTACAACATTTAATACGAGTAGCATTACAAATAAGTCTACTACAACTACGTTTGACACTACAACAGCATTTAATACTAGTAGTATAACCAATAGAACAACTTCTACTACAACTACATTTGATACAACAACTACGTTTAATACTAGCAGTATTACAAATAGAACTACTTCTACAACTACTACATTTGATACAATTACTGCATTCAATACAAGTAGTATTACAAACAGAACTACGTCTACAACAACTACTTTCGAAACTACTACTACATTTAATACAAGTAGTATTACTAATAGAACGACAAGTACGACTACAACTTTTGATACAATTACTGCATTCAATACAAGCAGTATTACAAATAGAACTACTACAACTACGTATACAACTGGATTTGAAACAAGTAGTATAACTAATAAAACTACAACATCAACTTTTAATACAACAACAGTATTTCAAACATCTAGCATTACAAATAGAAGTACATCTACTACCACTACGTTTGATACAACTACTGCATTTAATACAAGTAGTATAACAAATAAAACAACGTCCACTACGACTACATTTTCAACTACTACTGTATTTGAAACAAGTAGTATAACAAATAAAACTACTACGACTACGTTCGATACATCAGCAACAACAAATACTGTTTTCAATACTACTACAACAACGTCTACCACGTTTGAGACATCAGCAACTACTAGTACTGTGTTTAACACAACAGCCTCTACTGCGACAACCAGATCTACAGAAACTAGTAAAAATACTACAACCACATTTAACACAATAAGACAAACAAGTTTCTATAATGATGGGTAATAAAAAAATACAATTTTGAGAAATTAAAAGTATATATATTAATAGAATATTGTTATAACAAAGGAGTTTTAAACATGTCAGAAATGTTCAATAGAAAAGTTTTAGATGAAAGAATTAGAGATTTAAATAAACATGAAAGTCTAAATCCAATGAAAGATGTTGAAACTTATTTTTTACGAAAAATAAGAACTGAACAATTCGAAGCTGGATATGATGTTATGGCAGAAGAAATGCCACGTTTTAGAACGTTAAATTATACAGAATATGCAGGCAATATGCTAATTCATCCGTTAAACGGCATGTTAAGAGTTCAACAAATAGAAGAAGCATATCATACTGATCCAGATTCTGAAGTTTTAGATTATGCAGGATGGATTAAGAATAGGGTAGAAACTGGAATTGCAAACAAGTATCAAGATAGGGCAAAGTTTGAAAATTATCAACCTAGAAGTCATATTGTAATATTAGCTGGATCTAATAAAATTAAAGAGAGACAATGTTTAAATAAATTAAGACATATTAATGACACGTATTTTGGAGATGTTTATTTTAAACCTCATCCAGTTACAAATCATACTATTATTGGTGAGATTAAAGATTTATTTGGACAAGAAAATGTTCTTCCAAGAGAAGCTGATGTTTATCAATTTATACAAGAAGCTGATGTAGTTCATACTACACATTTAAGCGAAACAGCTTGTACGGCTGCATGTTTAGGAAAAGAAATAGATCCTACTGATGTATGGCAAGATTTATTTATGTCGTCCTTTTACCATTTAAATAGATATATTTTTGATTATGCTTTTGATGGTAAAGCTAACGATTGGATTAATAAAGCATTTTCAAGTTATAAATCAGGCGTTATCAATCCTAGTGTTGATAAGAATTGGAAAGAAAAAGTTGATAAGTACTTGGACTATATACGAGCAAAAAGAAACAAATATAAGAATTGGTATATAGAGGTTCCTAGGAAAAAATAATGTATGAAACTTCATGATGCAAATACTTTTTTAGAGTATAGAAAAAAACAAGAACAGTTACATTTAGAAAAAATTAAAAACAGTAAAAATCCTTTAGATAGTATTTTGACTGTTGAAATAAATGCTACTGAATTATGTAATAGAACTTGTGTTTTCTGTCCTAGACATGACCCTAAAGTATACCCAAACAGAAATTTAAATATGAGTACAGATGTTGCAGATAAAATTGCAACTAACCTATATAATGCAGATTATTCTGGAAGGTTATCATTTAGTGGCTTTGGGGAAAACTTATTAAATAAAGAATTTGATAAAGTCATATACACAATGAGATCTATATTGCATGAAAATTGGTTTGAATGTAATACTAACGGTGATATATTGGATGTAGATTATGTAATTAGATTGTATGATTCAGGATTGGATATGTTATACATTAATTTGTATGATGGTCCAGAACAAGCAGATGATTTTGTAAAATTAATGGAAGATTCTAATGTACCAGTATCTCGATATCAGCTTAGAGCACATTGGGTTGGAGCTGTTGAAGATTATGGATTAAAATTAAATAATCGTAGTGGAGTAATAAACTGGATAGATATAGATGAAGATGATGTAGCGAATTTAGTTGGTTCTAAATGCTATTATCCATTCTATAAAATGTTTGTCGACTGGAATGGAGATGTTTTATTTTGTTCTAATGATTGGGGTCGTGAAATAATAATTGGTAATATTGCAAATCAATCATTATATGATGTATGGATGTGTGATAAAATGAAAGAAATAAGATCTCGATTATCTATCGGAGATAGAAGTAAAAGTCCATGCAATAAGTGTTCAGTAGGTGGAACATTATTTGGTAAACAAAGTTTTGAATTAATTAACGAGTATTATGAAAGTAGCAATAACAGGTCACACTAACGGATTAGGAAAAGAATTATATGGTCGTTTTGATGATATAAAAGGATTTTCATCAAGTAATGATTATGATATATCAGACAATTATGAACGAGCAAAAATAATTTTTGAGTTGGATAAATTTGATGTGTTTATAAACAATGCACATTCATTTTTTCATCAAACTCAGTTATTAATGGAAGTATTTGATAAATGGAAATATGAAAATAAAACCATTGTTAATATAATTAGTAGAGCAAAATATGATAATATATCGAAAGGATTTTTATATTCTGCTTCTAAAGCATCGTTATCACATCTCTCCCATAATTTAAGATTTAATACAGATAAAAAATGTAAGATAATAGATATAAATCCAGGATTACTTGATTCTGCTTTATCTAGTCTAACAAATAAAGAAATGGCAGATATTGTTATGTGGTGTATTGATCAACCTGAGCATATTGAAATTGGAGAAATATCTGCTTGGCATAGAGATGCGTATATTGAAGTACAAAAAGAAAAAGCAAAGTTATATAGCAAATGATAAAAGAAAAAATGACATTAGAAAAGTTTATTGAGCCACTATCTTTAGATGATTTTTATGCACATTATTTTCAAAAAAGGCATTTTGTTATAAAAGCAAATGAAAATAGATTTAAAAACATATATCAATGGGAAGATTTTAATAGATACATGAATGGTTATCCACGAAATTGTGGAGATTTACAAATCATAAACTATGATGGTAAAGATGGAAAGTGGTGTTTTGATAAACAACGAACTAAAAATATAGGACGTAAGTTTTCTAAAAAACAAATATATGATTTTTGGAAATCAGGACATTCATTTATTTTACCATTACAGGAATACCAAAAAGAAGAAATGGTCGATATTATTTCTGCTTTAGAAATTCATTATGGTCATGGAACTGCTAATTTATATTGTTCACCATGTGCAGATTCTAAAAGCTTTCCACAGCATGCAGATAGTACAGAAAATTTTTTAGTTCATGTAGAAGGTAAAGTTAAATGGACGTTGTTTAATGAATTTGGAAAATCAAATCATATAAGCGAAAAAGTCGGTGGAGGAGTTAGTCAACTAGAAGATAGAGAATATACTATTATGAATGAATATGAATTGGAAGCTGGAGATTTATTATACATACCAAGATACCAATACCATAAAGCTCTATCTCTTAGTCCACGAATATCAATAAGTATACATTTTCATGAACGAAAACCAAATCAACCAAGAAAATATGGGGCAATACGTGAACCATGGTTTGATTGGATAAATTTTAAAACTTAAAATAGGAGTCAATAATGGCAAAAGATAAAGAAACTAAATTCACCCCGGAAGAATTGCAAAATTTACAGGCAATTCAATCTGGCTATCAAGACTTACAGCTTAGAATGGGTGGTTTAAAAATGCAACAAATTGCTCATGATAGAACAGCAGAAAGATTGGTCGAACTTGAAGATCAATTAATGGCAGAACTTTCACAGTTAAATGATACTGAAAAGAAGACCGCTGCAGATCTAAATGAGAAATATGGTCGTGGTTCTTTAGATCCGGCTACTGGAGTTTTTACTCAAGATCCAGATCCTAAAGAAAAAGCGTAAAAAACTTAAGAATAAACTACTCCAGATACAACGTTTTTATCTTTTGATAAATGTGGAGTATATTTAATTAAGAATCACAGTATGTTGTTTAAAATTTAACATCAAAACTAATAACCGGAGAACTTAAATGGCAGAAAGAATTGTCTCGCCGGGAGTATTTACTCGAGAAAAGGATCTTTCATTCCTTCCACAGGGTATTGCAGATATTGGAGCCGCAATAATTGGACCAACTAAAAAAGGTCCAGCTTTTGTTCCAACTAATATCAGTAATTACAATGAATTTGTGGATATGTTTGGAGGTCTTGATCAAGATTTATACGTTCCCTTCACTGTTCGCGAATACTTACGTAGCGCGGGAACAGTCACAGTTGTAAGGGTTTTAGGATTAGGAGGATACTCAGTAGGTCACGTACATATTGGAGCTCACAATGCCAGCGCTAGTAGCACATATCAAACTTATGCTATTTTAGCACCAAACGCAGTAAATCCAGAGGCAACTCTTGGAAGTACTACGGCAACTGGAACAGTGAACACTTTTACAATTGTGACAGGTAGCTTTGCTTTCTCTTCATCTCTAGATCCTGCAAGTGCAAAGTATGTAGAAAACGTTTTCAGTGGCAACCCACTTTCAGAAGTGGCAAGTACTGGAGAGGCTTCTCCATTTTACTTATACAAAGTGTATAAGCAAGCAGCAACTACTATAGCGGCTGCTTCATCATCTGCAAACGTAACAGCATCTATTGCAACGATGGATTACGCAGCAGATTACTCTAATGCATCAACACCGTTTGTAACTTCTCAGAAGATAAATGGTAGTACATCTAATCTTTTCAAGATAAAACTAAGATCGCATGGAGAAGATACTAATAACAAATACAAAATTGGTGTCTTAAACGTTAAAAAAGCTGGCTCAATCGCGGGTTCAGATTATGGTAGTTTCTCAATTCAAGTTAGACAAGTTGACACTCAAACTTATAAACCAAGTGATGATGTCATTGTAGAACAATGGGATAACCTTAATTTAGATCCAAATTCTGCTAACTTTTTTGCACGTAAAATCGGTGATAGATATGTTACCATCGATGCACAAGGTAAATTGACTTATAATGGCGATTGGCCAAATATGTCAAAACACATTTATGTTTCCAACTATGATGCCATTAAGAAAGGAACAACTGCAGTTACTATAGTTCCCTTTGGTCACGGCCCAATGCAACATGCAACAAATAGTGGTTCAGCAGGATGGGTAGTAACACCCGCATCGTACATCGCAACTCAAACCAATACTTCAACATCAGAGTTTGATACTACTGTTTTCTATGGCTTCGATTATACAAGTCAAGATTCAAGACAGTATTTATCTCCTTTAACTAATGATGCTGCAGTTGGTACAAACGTAACGTTCAGTCTTAACGATATGACCGGTCATGCTTCAGCTTCTGCTGGAGATTTTGGTGGATCATCAACCTTCGTAACAAGTGCATCTAATTTATCATTGTCTGCGTCTAACGTAGCACAGCATAAATTCTTTGTTCCTTTCCAAGGTGGATTTGATGGAATGAACCCTGCTAATGAAAAGAAAACTGGTGCTAATATAGTTGCAACAAACCAACAAGGGTTTGATTGTTCTACAGCGACAGCTAGCGGATCTGTAGCATATAAAAGAGCTATGAATGCGGTAAGTAACCAAGATGAGTTTGACATTAATATGTTAGCTACTCCTGGTTTAATCTACACCCTTCACCCGAATCCTATTAATCATGGTATTCAATTGTGTGAAGATCGTGGAGATGCATTCTTTATCTTTGATCCTTCTGCAATAGCAGATGGAATAAGTGCAACTACGACAGCAGTATCTACGTTGGATTCAAATTACTCAGCAGCTTATTATCCATGGGTGAAAGTCCTAGATGATAGCATTAATTTGCCAACATGGGTACCACCTTCAGTTGTAATTCCAGGAGTGTTCTCTCAGAATGATAGAGTAGCACATGAATGGTTTGCACCCGCAGGTTTAAATCGTGGTGGATTGACTAACGTACTTGAAGCAAAAACAAGATTAACACACGCTGAAAGAGATTTACTCTATGAAGATCGTGTTAACCCAATCGCTTCATTTCCTGGTCAAGGTGTAGTTGTTTTCGGACAGAAAACATTACAAGCTAAACCTTCAGCACTCGATAGGATCAATGTACGTAGATTGTTAATTAGAATTAAGAAATTTATTGCTAGTTCTTCTCGCTACTTGGTATTTGAAAATAATACTGTAGCTACTAGAAATCGTTTCTTAAACATTGTTAACCCTTATCTTGAATCAGTACAATCCAATTCTGGTATTACTGCTTTTAGGGTTGTAATGGACGATTCTAATAATACACCTGACGTAATAGATCGTAACCAGTTAGTTGGACAAATATTTGTTCAGCCAGCTAGAGCGGTTGAATTCATCGTACTCGATTTCGTAGTACAGCCTACAGGAGCTAGTTTCCCTAGCTAAATTTACTTTAGGTAATGATAAAAAAAGCCCGGTTTAATACGCTGGGCTTTTTTATTTAATTGCTCTTTTTTCTTTGTTATTGATATTTATTATCGAATATAAAATAGATTCTTTAGGAGAACTAGAATGCCACAATTGATTGATCCGAATGACATAATGTTCACACAGTTTGAACCTAAAACACAAAATAGGTTCATCATGTACATTGAGGGCATTCCTGCATATACCATTAAAGCCGCATCTCGTCCAAGTATTGAGTTCGAGGAAGTTGCTTTAGATCATATTAACGTTAAGCGTTACGTGAAAGGTAAAGGGGAATGGCAAACATTAGATATAACACTTTATGACCCAGTAGTTCCATCGGCTGCACAAGCAGTTATGGAATGGGTAAGATTATCACACGAATCAGTAACTGGTCGTGATGGATATTCTGACTTTTACAAGAAAAACATAACTTTTAACCTATTAGGTCCAGTTGGCGATATCGTCGAAGAATGGCAACTAGTAGGTGCGTACGTGCAATCGGCCGCTTTCGGCGATCTAGATTGGGCAACATCAGACCCAGTAGAGATTACATGTACACTTAGATACGATTACGCTATATTACAATTCTAATAACTTCATAGTTAGAAGTTAAGTGTTTTCGGTCAAGTTGTGGCATTCTTTGTCCGAGAACCAAGGGTTTAATATAATCTATAAAATAGTTACCTAACGACATATATATATTTAAATGGTTAATACTAAGGAGTTATAATGCCTGAAAGCAAATCAAAACCGAAGACAGATTCGTCTGCTCCGGCAGCACATCAAAAAGAAGCGCCTAAATTTCCTAGTGAAATTATTGATCTTCCAAGTAAAGGGTTAATGTACCCACAAGGTCATCCTTTGAGTAACGGTACTTTGGAAATGAAATATATGACCGCAAGGGAAGAGGATATTCTTACGTCTGCTAATCTTATTAAAAAAGGTATTGTCATCGATCAATTACTTAAGTCTATGATCATATCAGATATGAATTATGATGATTTATACATTGGTGATAAGAATGCAGTTATGTTATCCGCTAGAGTTTTAGGTTATGGTAAAGACTATTCTTGTGATGTCGATTGTCCAGAGTGTGGTGAAACAGAAAAAGATTGTACATTTGATCTTACGTCTTTTGAATATAAAGATATTAAAGATGAAAAATTTTACAATCGAGAGAATCAGTATGATTTTACATTACCAAATTCTGAAAGAGTTGTAAAGTTCAGATACTTAACGCATAAAGATGAAGAAGCTATTACTAGAGAAGTAAATAGATTACAAAAAGTTTCTGGTGGAATTTCACCTGAAATGACAACTAGACTTCGTTATCAAATTGTATCAGTAGATGGAGATGATTCTACAGAAACAGTAGCAAATTTTGTTCGTAATGAATTATTCGCTGCAGATTCTAGAGCTTTAAGAGATTACATGGCAGATAAAATGCCAGATGTTGATTTTCAAAGTGCGTATGTCTGTCCTTCTTGTGGAGAAACAAGTGAGATGGAATTACCAATATCAGCAAATTTTTTTTGGCCTTCCCGATAGCACCGGAATATAAACCAAAAGTACACGAATCTATATTCCAACTTTGTTACTTTAGTGAAGGAGCATTCTCTTTTGCTGAGGTATACGATATGCCTATCTACTTGCGAAGATTCTATACGCAAGAACTTGTGAAACAAAAAGAGAACGAGAACAGAAAAGTTGAAGGCAATAAACGCACAAATCCCCCAGCTCGTCCAGATATAAATCTTAAAA